AGGGTGTCTCCGGACGCGGTGGTCTTCGACGCGGTCAGGTTGCCGAACTCGAGGCGCTTGTTGGTAGCGTTCGAGTCCCACAGCTCGATGGAGGTGATGGTCGCCGCCGGCATGTTGGTCTGGGACACGGTCGCGTTGATCGCCTGCGATGCGGACGCGGCAGCAGCCCAGTTCGTGGCGATCGAGATACCGCCAGTGCCTGCGCCGACAGCTACGTACGAACCACCGGAGACCTGCGTGCCAGCCGCGGTCTGCGATCCCGCTGCGGTGAGCAGCGCGATGCGGATCGGGGCGGTGATGGTCAGCGAGCCCAGCGTCGTCGTACCCGAAGTCGGGTGCAGTGCAGTGAGGATGACGTCGCAGACGAGGTTACCCGCGATGTTGGAGAGCGCCATGGCTCAGGCCTCCGTAGGGGGAAGGGACTCGAGGTGCGCGAGAAGGTCGGCACCCTTGAGCGCCGGCATTGCGTTGCACGTACCGTCGGGGCACCCGACGGAGCGGCAGCAGTCCATGTGGCGCAGCTGCGTGGTGGTGTCGACGATGTCGGCCACGATAGCGGCCTTGTCGTCGGGGGAGAGGGAATCGTCGGCGAGGACCTTCGAGAGGTTCTCCTGGTTGACGGGGATCTCGCCCACCGCAGCAGCGAGCACGTGTCGCGGGTGGTCGTCCACACCGCCACACACGTCGCAGATGCGAAGAGGGCGGTCCGACGAGATACGCTCGACGGATCCCGCGACAGCTTCTGTCATTGGAACTCCTAAGTGAGACGGCGGTATGGCTACTCTACGGCCTTGATCCAGACAGCTACGGTTAGGTCAGAGCCCGGGTTGGCGGACCCCACTTGCTGGATGTCAACAGTGAAGTAGTCTCCCGCTACGATAGTACCCGCCGAAACGGTCACGTAGCCAGAAGTGAGTTGCGCGGACAGCACAGTCGCGGTTGCAATGACGACGTTGTTCTGCCGAAGCGCGACGACAATGCTTGATCCGATCGGTGGCACTCCGACTGCGACGCGTAGACCAAGCACCTCTCCGCCGTACTCGACGTAGAAACGCTGGTTGCCGGTAGTCGTGGTCAGCTCGCCCAACCGGGAGAACGTCGCAGGGCTCAGCCCTGGCCCAGGCGGCCCTTGGGGGCCAGGAATCGTAGATGCGGGACCTGCGGGGCCCTGGAGGCCTTCCGTCTCGATGTCGATGACGTAGTCGTCAATCTCCATCTCGAGAAGGTAGTCGTCTGTCTCGAGCTCCAGGACGAACTCTGCCTCGGGGTACTCGATGTCGATGACGACATCGTCTGTCTCGAGTTCGAGCACGACATCCCCGCCTGACGACGCGGTATCCGTCAGGTCGAAGTCGCCTTGCGTGAGCTCGATGTCGATCTCGCTCAGCGAAAGGTCCGGGTCAGCTGCCACTCGGGGCTCCTAGCAAATGCATCTACGACCCATCGTACCTACGTCGGGTCTGCCCCGCCCGCACGCTCGATGCACCAGGCGACCATGCTAGGGACTACGTGGTGCTTGTCGTGGACTGGGCACCAGTAGCGGTTCTTCACTCCGGCTCCAGCTCCACCATGAGGTCCCGGGTTGACGCTACGTAGATCGGACCGCCCACTCCGACTGCTGTCAGCCGGGCCTTGCGTGCGGCCTTCACCACTTGCGCCCTTGACCACGGTCCATCATCCCCAAGGTGACCTAGCGCTTCGGCGTACCCGCTTCCGATTGCGGCTCGCCCTGACGGTGGAATGACGATGGAGCCGTCGCCATAGACTTCGACCAGCGTGTCGCCGTACGCGATCAGGAAGTCGGCGTCTAGGTGCTCCTTGCCGCGGTGCGATTCTAGGATGCCGTTCGAGTCGGCGGCGTACCGGATTGCCGGCCACACGGACTTGACCATGAAGCGCTCGATGTCGTCCGGCCCGAAGCCGCCCTCCATGTCAACCCAGAGGTCCGGCCACTCCACCATGTGACGCACGATCTGCGCAGCACGAACGCTGCCGGCGGAGCCCATCACGCGCTCGTCTACGATCCAGATCTTGGGTACCGCGTTGAGGGACCGCTGCCACCCGCCGGTGAGCTCAGAGTCGGACGCCATGACGATGCCGTCGTTCTTAGTGCGTGCGGCAACGACGACGGTCATGCGCTACGAGCCGTCCAGGAGGATGTCTAGCCGCTGCACGACGAGTCCCTTCTCCGGGTCGACAAAGTGGAGTCGCTGCGACGGAGTCCCCGATGCGGCCATACCGACGAGTGCGTATCGGTTGTCGCTTTCGGTGGCTCCGTTGAAGTAAACCCTACCCTTGCCGTCCGCCAGGGTCAGCTCCATGAGCGTGTGGTAGTGGTGGCAATACACGTCGCGGAACTCCCACGGGTACGCCGACTTCCACCGGTTCACGTGCTGGACAATGGTGGACGGAGACGCGTAGCCGTTCCGGCCGATCTCGTCACCATGAATCACAAGTGCCCTGTAGTTGCCGTACTCGAGCCGCTGGATGTCGTCGGTTGAGTCTGTCCAGGTGAGCCGGCCCGACTCGATGTCAGGGATGAGCTGCTGGCGGGCCAGGATGAAGGCCATCCGGTCGAGGTTGGTTTCCTTCGGAACACCATCGCGCTTTGAGCCGACGCGCCCGTGGTTGCCCCATTCGGGCGTTACGTTGACGGTCTCGTGGCTGGCGAGCGCGTTACGCACGACTTCGGCCATGAGGTTGGCCACGATCACGACCTGCGTGATGGGCTCGTGCTCGACCTCCCAGGCCTGCGTCGGGTAGTTCCACAGACCTTCGATCATGTCGCCGCCGAACGCTACCTCGCAGTGGCGGACAGGGCGGGCCATGCGCTGCTCAGCCGTGAAGTACGCGGCCTTCTCGAGGTACAGCCGAACGCGGTCCACCATCACGTCAGTGTTGTACGACGTGGTGACCTTGGTCCCCTGCCAGTCTCCAAGGTCCCAGAGCGAGAAGTGCTCAGACCGCACCCTGGAGTCCTTGACGGGCGCCTTGACTGCCTTGGCGTGGCCCTGCGCAAGGATTGTGTCGCGTGCTGCGTCGTAGACAGCCTGGACGACAGCCTCTTCCTTGGCCTTGGCCTTGGACAGCGCTCGCTGGACGCGATTCAGCGACTGACGTAGCTCGATGTTCTCTCGCTCGATTGACGCTTCGGCGAGATCTTCCTCCATGCCCACGGCTTACGCCGAGTTCTTGGGCGTGAAGCAGGCGCAGGCCTTCGACTTGTGGTGTGCGGGCGCTGTCTTGGCCACCTTGTTGTTCTTCTGGATGGCGCGAAGGATCACCGACGCGGGCACGTCGGGGTTGGCGAAAGCTGCCTCGAGCGCTTCACGGTCCTTCTTGTCGAGCGACGCGAGCAGGATGCCGACGGAGCACTTTGGCCCAGTCGAGTAGTTCGCAATCTCTTCGGCCAGGTCGTTAGCGAGTCCCATGCGCATCCAATCCCTCATACGGAGAGGCAGGCCCGGGTGAAGTTCTAGTGCAACGCTTCCCCGAACGCGGCTCTAAGTTCTGCCGTCATGGTACTACGAGGAAGATCACTAGCCCGCTATTCGTACTTCTCGCCCCAGTTGGCAAGTGGGCCGTCGATGCCAGAGGTAAGAGGAATCTCCCAGCCCGTGCGAGTGGTCATACACTCGCGCACAGCTTCCATGGCGTCATCAGCGTCAGCCTTCGGGACGGACAGCACGATCTCGTCGTGCACCGGCACCATCATCATGTCACCGAACCCGGCCATGTCCAGATTCACCAGGTTCTGCTTGAAGACCTCGGCCGCACCGCCCTGGATCATGTAGTTGACGCCCGTGTACATGCGGGTCTTGTCAACGGGGAGCTTGCGTCCCGAGCGGAGCATCACGTAGCCCTGGCCTTCAGAGGCGAACCGACCAGTCACCGCGTCTTCCACGGCCTTCTGGTACTGGACCATCCCGGGGTACAGGGAGTCGAACCGGTCGCTCATGGCCTGCATCACGTCAACGGGGACGCCTGCGGTCATGGCCTGCTTGGGGACTCCGGCGCCGTAGAGACGGCCGTAGATCATGGACTTGATCGACCCTCGGCGCTTGTCTTCCTTAGTCATCGACGGGTCAGAGTACAGCTCCTGGCCGATCCCGGTGAACACGTCAGACCCACCGATGTCGGCGTTCCTGAAGAGGTCGAGCAGGGCCTGGTCCATGCTCATGCTCGCGAACATGCGGAACTCGACTTGGTCGAGGTCGCTCGTGATGATGCACTCGTCCTCGGTCCTCGGGATGAATGCCCGGCGGACCGTGGATTCGCCCTTCGGCAGTGTCTGTAGCGCGGGGTTCGTGATACTCATGCGCGACGTGCGCGCGCCCAGCGTTCGGATCGACGGGTGCACGAGTCCGTCCACGTTCCCGTTGATGAAGTTCAGGAAGTACGTGCCCGCGAGCTTGTCGGCCTTGCGCACCTTCAGGATCCAGTCAGCAATCTCGCCGGCCTTTCCTCCCTCGGCGCGGAACAGCTTGAGCTGGTCCTTGTTGACGGACTTGCCGCCGCTCGTGGTGGTCTCGGTGATCTCGGCGCCGAGGCTCTCAAAGTACTTGATGAGCTGCACAGACGAGCCGATGCTGATGCCCAGGTTCTCCTTGCCCCAGACCTTCGCCGTCTCGACGTAGTCGTTCAGCTCCTTGTACTTGCGTTCGCAGTAGTCCACGTCGACTCGGGAGCCGTTCTGCTCCATCTGCAGGGTGATGCGACGTACGGCGAGCTCGAGCTCGTACGCTCGAGCGTACGTCTCCATCGTCTTGAAGTGATCGTGGAGCTGCGCGGTGAGGACAACGTCCAGGGCGGCGTACGCCCAGTACTGATCGAAGTCGACCGGGACCGTGTCCCACGTCCACCCGTTGCGGTGCATCGACTCCTTGAGCAGGAACTCCCCCGAGTTAGCCTTCTTGTCGATCAGCCGCACGCTCAGGTTCTTGAGCGCGACAGAGTCGGTCGGATCGGCGAGGTGCGCTTCGATCATGGTGTCGAAGCCCCGGTGCCACGGCATGCGCCACGGGGAGTGCTGCTCGAGCCAGCGCACGTCGAACCCGATGTTGTGGAAGACCCAGTGGCCCTCATACTCCTTCAGCGCCTCGAGCGCCAGGCCGCGCCAGTCCTCCCACGGGATGGCCCACCCAGTCTTCGTGTCGCCGAACTGACAGAGACGGACACGGGCGCCGGACTCGTACGGGTCAAGCCCGCTCGTCTCGGTGTCGACTGCGATCGTGTCGTTCTCGTGCCGCTCGCCGAGCCAGCGCTTGAACGCCATGGCGTCCTCGACTGACTTGACTAGATGCAGCTCGACGCCGGCGAGCTTACTCATTGGTCACTGCCATCACTGTCAGGCCGCACTCAAGCAGGAACTTGATCACGGCGTCCGGGTTGCGGTACGCGCGGTCTTCCTCGACTCGCATGACGACGTGCGCCACGCCAGAGTTGGCTACCGCCTTGGCGCAGCCGATGCACAGCGACCCCGTGCAGTACAGTGTGCCGCCCTCAATACGCGAACGGTCGACGTACAGGAGCGCGTTCATCTCGGCGTGCACGGAGAAGCAGGTCTCGTACCCTGCGTCGGTCGCTCCGTCAGAGTACCGCGGGCACCAGCCAGAGCATGGACCCTCGACAGGAAGTCCCGCGGGCGGGCCGTTGTGCCCAGTCGCTTCGACGCGGTTCAGCGCCGATACGACGACGCAGCCGACCTGGGCCTTGGAGCACCGACTGCGGAGCGCAACCTGCCCCGCCACGGCCATCCACGTCTCGTCCCAGGAGGGCCTCAGATCACTTGACATTGCCCGACCCGGGAGTTACCGCACAGCGCGAGCAAACGCCCGTCAGACCGCCCCTACGCTCGCTCATGGCGGCAACGGACTCGCTCGTCGGTCGGACGTACGAGCAGATCGGGCAGTAGACGCCGCCGATGGTGATGTGCGGCTCGAGCAGGTCAACGTACTCGGAGGCTCGATTCCCAATCGGCGGGTTCATCGGGTCGTCGCGCATCCCGAGGATGGCCATAGCTGCCCAGTCCTGCGCGAGCAGGACGCGCTGAGATACAGCGTCGGCAGACTCTGGCGCCGGAGCGGTAGCGTTGTCGTTCGTGAACCCGAGCGGGACCTGGACATCAGCAAATGACTGGCCCGCCTTGACGAGCTCAGCTGCCGCTTCGAGGTTGCGGTCGTAGATGTGGAGGCTAGTCGCGGAGTGGTAGTAGTTCCCGACCTCGACGCCGAGCGCCCAGGCAAGCGTGATCTGGATGCGCGTGAACATGAAGAAGTCGTACGCCACGCCGAGCCACACGTCGTTAGACCGCATGCTTGTGAAGCAGTGAAGCTTGCCGTCGCGGATTGCGAACTGAAGCGAGACCGTGCAGGGCAGGTCCTTTGTGTCGGCACGCCACAGGTCGTCTGGCTTCCACACCAGTGCGACCGTCTGGCGCGAGTCAGGGTCCTCGAAGAGGCGCGCGGCGATACCAGGCATCTGCGGAGCGACTCGAGGGCCGTACGCTCCGCGGAGCACGTTGCCGTTCATGAACATGCGGAACGCGCCGCTCGAGACGCTGTTCAGCATTTCAGCGTCGGATACGCCGCTGAACGACTGAGCCGCCTCTGCCACGCCGATCAGCGTGTTGAGATTGCGACCGACGCCGAGCGGGAAAGCGTCGAGCGGGTTGGTGAGGACGACACGAGCGCCGAGGAGCTCGTGCGTCGCCTGGCCTCGCGGGGAGACGGGCGTGCCCTCCGAGATGACCCAGTTGACGAGGTCTACGTAGCCGTCCCTGAGGTCAGGGATGACGATGGATGGTGTCAGGTCGGCCACGGTGTGTAGTCCTTCGGTGGGTGGGTTGCCGCGCGCTGGATGAGGGCGCCGTACTCGTTCTGTCGGTGGTGATGGAAGCGTCGGACGTACTGCGGGTGCGGGACCTTTGCGTGGTCCAGGTCGGCGCGCTCGCACACGTCACTGGCAGTGTTGCCAAGCGCTACGATCTGCGGGTAGCCGAGGACGTGGTTGAGGTGGGCCACGTCTTCCTCGAGCGCGTTAGCGATGCCGATCTGCTTCCACAGCGTGCTGTGCGTCGGGAGGCTGTCGAGCATGAACTCACCCGACTTGCCGTGCAGCGGCATGAACGCTGACCGCATGATCGAGTCATCGCCGAGGTGACGCTTCTCTCCGAGAAGCAGCACCTTCGGATCGCGCGGCCCGACGTAGCTCGGGAAGTCAGCGAGCGGCGCGGCCTTGTTGGCCTCGTGCGCGGCGACGCTGATCATCATGTCCGTGATGTCGTCGACCCACTCGTCGCGGCGCTGCGGGTTCGTGAAGTGGCCTTCGATGTTGCCGCCGTACGTGATCGGCTGGTTCGGGCCGCGGAAGAACTCGTCGTAGGCGGCGTTGACCTTGAGTACCGCCTCGAGCTTGCCGGTGTACGAGTCTTCGCCGAGCTGCTCGAAGCGCTCGCGGATCACGGACTCGTCCTGCCGCACGAGGAACGTCACTGCGCCGCGTGACGCCAGGAACAGCTCGGTCCATTGGTAGCCCGCGCGGCCCATCTCGCCGAAGCCTTCACGATTGGTCTTGGGCCTGTAGATCGGTCCGTAGATTGGTCCGCCGAGGTGGAAGCGGTCCCAGAGCATCCCGATCTTGGTACCTGGGCGGTACCACTCGATCTCGGTCGTGTACTCGAGGAGCGGGCTCTTCTCGGGAGGGCCGTAGTGGCCCATGACCAGGCCGCCGTGGTAGTACGGTCCGGCGCCGTGCTTGCTGTCGCGGTGTCGTGTAAGCTTGGCCTGGAGCGCGTTTGCGATCGTCGTCTTGCCGACGTAATCGCCGCCCTCGAGAATGATGAACAAGCCGATCGTCCTTTCGTCATTTCACGTCGCTAAGCGCGACCTTACACTAGCTGATGCGCGATGTACATCAGCTACAGGACGTGCTCCACGCGGTACGCCAGGTCCATCGCCTTGTCGGCAAGTGAGGCGTCGCGCACGAGGTTCTCCGCTACGCGCGTCAGGTAGCGGGCGCCCGCATCGTCGTACTTGTAGAGAGCCTCGAGCACGGCTTCAGGGCTGTCTGACACCTGCGCCCAGTACCGCGGCTGCTCGAGGTAGACAGCAGCTCCGTTGCCAAGCTCCGGGTGGCACAGGTCGCACGGGACTACGCCAGGGACCGGGTCACCGGGCCGCAGGTTGTTTCGCTTGATGACCAGGCACGGCTCCTGGTGAAACAGCAGCGAGCGTCCGATGCGCGACAGGATGTACTGACCGCCGATGGTCTTGAAGAGGTTGAACTCAATCCAGCGGTACGCCCCGGGACGCTGCGAAGACGACGACGCGATTGACGTTCCTTCGAACTGAAGAATCCGTGCTCCGTCGCGAACTTCCTGCATTGCGTCTCCCATGTCATTGGCCTGGCTGTCTAAGCCATAGTACACGCCAATGACAATGCGAGTCGCAGCTAGTTATGTGCCGAAGCCCTCGTGATCTGTGCCAAAGCTCGCATTCTGGGGAACGGTCGTTGCTGTGTAGGTCGGGGGCGCGCCGTTCGAGTGGGGGACTGAAGTCTGCTCGAGGGTCTCGAGCCGCTCCATCAGCTTGCCCACCACGGTGCCGACGGTCTCTGGTCGTGCCATCGTTTCTCCTATGGTCCGACGGTCGGGGCGTGATACTGGTGGAAGTCGTCGTACTCCATCGTGATGGACTCGAGCGCGTGATCCGGGTCGCCAGAAACCTTAACCTTGTAGCGAACCACGCGTGCGTCGTACACACGGATCTGGGAGCCGGTGGTCGAGTCGTGGAAGTACGGGTCGTCGATCCGCAGACGAATCCAGTCGCCTACGTCCCACCGAGCTGGGTTGCCGACAGGCAGCTTGAACTGCGGGTACTCGTTGCCTTCTACAGTCACGGAGAAGCTCGGGATCGGGGCACGCCGCTCGGTGAGGAACGATCGCGCTCGGTACGTGAGAGTCCGCGGGTCGTAGATGCGGCCGTCAGCCTCGACCTGCTCGAGGAGCGGCCACCCCTCCACCTCTAGACGCTGGTGGTCGTACACCGGCTGCACGATCTTCTCGACGCCAGAGCCGGCTCCGGTCTCCCATGCGCGAGTAGCAGCGCCCTCGATTGTCTCGTTGGTGGAGTAGTCTGAGATTGAGCCCGGGTAGTCGAACACGACGTAGTTGGTGCTGTCGTTGACCGACCCGTCATTGGGTCGTCCGAACTTCCGGTACCCGAAGAGGAACTGACGCGAGAACGTCTGAGTGCTGGGATCCCAGACGCAGTTGATCCGGTACTCGAACGAGACCTCAGGAACGAGCGGCTCGACCGTTGCGGCGTTGGCTTCCTCAGTCGCAAACTCGTAGAGCACGTCACCGATGGTCTTCATGTTGTAGCCCATGAAGAGGTCGGTCTCCTGCCGAAGGAAGCTCGCGTCGTACTCGTTGACAGTGAGCGGCGCGGCCGGGACGGTGATCCCGACGTTGGCGGCGGTGGTCATAGCTCGCACGTACCGGTTCGGCGTTGTGGTACTTGTCGGCCCGCCCAGCGCCGGGTCAGGGCTTACGACACCGGTCCAGTCGCTGACGCCGCCGCCGCTCGAGTCGTACGAGTTGAAGTCATCGAAGCAGAAGGCTAGGATCTGTCGAGCAATCGCGTACTGACTCACTCCCGAGTAGACCTTGGTCCGGCGCCACAGCCGCGAGTACAGGTACGCCTCGAATGTTAGCGCGGTGATCTTGAGCGAGCGCGCCTTGGCCTGGTACTCGCGCGACCAGATGATCCCGCCCCACACGCATTCATCGTTGCGCAGGATGTAGAGAGCGTGCTTCCCGGGGATCGTTGCATTGCGGATCCCGAGAGCGAGCGTGTCCGTCGTGACCGGGATGTCACCCGTCATCTGGTACGCCTTGTAGATGCCGTTCTGATACTCGACGTTGGACAGCGGAAGAGTGGTGATGTACGTGTTGGAGACCAGGTCGTAGATCATGTAGCGGTAGCGCGGCCTGGGTGCTGATGCCGCGTCGGTGACAATGTCTGGGTACGTAGGCACGGTTACCCGATCCACCCGTGACGGAACTGGAGCTCGAGCAGCGCGTCAGGGTTCGTGCCGGTGTCGGCCTGGATGGTGTTGACGCCCGGGTCGATGTAGATCCAGTCAACGTCAGGCGCCAGGTAGTAGCGGTAGTCATACGCGCCGTCGAGCGTCACGCGACGAGTGTTCGTGTCGATCTTCAGCACCTGACCTGCGCCGACAGTGTGCGTGATTACGATGCTCTGGCCAGTCGCGGCATTCGAGATGGTAAGCGGCGGCGCCGTCACTGGGCCCGTAAGCTGAATCGTGCATGGCGTCCGGTAGTTGCCGATGTTGTTCACGTCGACCTGGTTGACGTTTCCTTCAGTGCCCGAGTAGGTCAAGCCCGTAGCGATAGCGTTGCTGTACAACGCGTATGTTGCGTCGAAGTCGGAATAGAAGGTCGGGTGCGACTCGAACGCTGCAACGGGCGCTGGGGTCACAGAGTACTTGGTCGGGTCAGGAGCGCGGAACGTGATGGCCCAGTCGTTGCGTCCGGTCATCGACACCGTGTCGATCAGCGGCGCGCCGCTCGGCAGCACGAACGAGTACTTGGCGATGTTCGTGTAGTCGTCGGTGGATGAGAAGGGCGGAGGAGCCGTCGTGTCGGCCTCCTTGGCAATGAACGCCACTCCCGTTCGACGGATGGTCGCCACCGCGCGGATGAGCCGGTCACGCGCGCGCTGCACGTAGTGGCCGTTCGACTCCTTCGGGATGAACGTCCCTGCGATCGTGAACACGCGAGCCTTGTAGCGACCAGTGTCGTAGTACGAACCGTCGGACCAGCCGCGCTCCGTGTCAATGGAGTCCGGGTCCGGGGTGGTCCACCATCCCGTGACCTGGCTGACGAGCCACAGAGTGCCGTCCTCGTCATAGTCGTTGAAGACGAGAGCCACGTCAGCGTTCGTGATGTCCTCGTTGCCGTTCACGTGGACAAGCGTGAAGTCGCCGAGCAGCTTGACGAACGACGCAATGCCGCTCGAAGTGCTCTGGATCGGGGTGATGAACCCGCTGGGAAGTACGGTCCCTGCGCCCTCGAGCTGGATGATCGTTACCCGGCTGCCAGGAGAAGTGCTGCTGTTGCCGAACCCATTGTCGTACGGCGACACTAGGATTGCAAAGTTACCGACGACCTCGGCGTACGCCTCACCGTCGAACAGCATCGAGTTGAGCGTTGTTGGGCCGACTAGGCTAGCAACGCCTGTGTCGTCCCAGCGGATCTCGCCGACAACGCCTAGCGCACCGTCGAAGTAGGAGACAAAGAGCCCGCTGTTCGGCGTGGTCAGGTTGCGTGACGCCCACCCAGGACCAGTCCACACGTCGCTGATCACGGTCGAGTTGATCGCGCCGGTCTCGGCGTAGAACCAGGCCTTCGAGAATGACGGCGACGAGTCTGATACGTAGATCCCGAGTCGTCCGTCCGAGACGTTGACCATGCCGTAGTAGCGCTCGCTGCCGTCGGCGCAAGCGGACAGCGCCGTGATGACGTTGTGCGTGCTGGAAGTCATTGTGGTCGAGTCGGCCGTGAACGCACGAAGCTCGCAGTTTGGGCCGACGAGCGTTAGGAACGTGGCCTTGTTGTTAGTCAGCTTCTCGGCGTCGAGAAGCTGGAAGACAGGGAGCGAGGTCTCGGTTCCAGTCACCGTCATCACGGTAGACCAACCCGACGACGCTGGCGTGACGGTCAGCCCGGAGATGTTGAACTTCCGAGCCATTGCTTCGCCGTTGACTGTTCCTGGGCCATCAGCGTAGTGGTGGATCAGCGAGACGCCGACGACCACGGTGTCAGAGGCTACGAGCGACGCGACGGGCGCGGCGAAGTTCGGGTACCCAGCCGCGACGACCGTGCTCGACTGGAGGAAGTACCCGGTCGTCCCGTTCGTCATGTTGGCGTCTCGCCAGCCGCCGGTCGTGTTCGTGAACGTCGAGATGAAGACCGGGGTCCCGAGGGTGATCGTGTTGTCAGCGCCCAGCTGGAGAACCTGGACGAAGTACTGCGTAGGCAGCGGAGTCGGCGAGTGGAAGTTGTTGATCGAGCCCGTGATGAACACGCGGGACGAGTCAAGAGGGATGACGTTGTCGATGACCAGGCTGGACTCAGCGTCGAGCCCTGTCGGGTGGCTAATGACAGTCGAGCCGTACTGCCCGGTAAGCGTCGGGTTGCCGGTCGAGATTGTGTAGGTCCACCACGTATAGCCTGGCGCCGGGTCGCCTTCGGCATAGCCGAGCTGGGTGATGACGCCGAAGGTGTCCGACGTGAACGGCAGCACTCGCTGGCGGCCTGGGTAGTTTGCCGGGATGAGCTCAGGGTTCGTGGACGGGATCGGACCGACCTTGTCGATGTACGACGATGTCCCGTAGAACGACGGTGCGACTGTCACGCGTTCGACCTCCTCATGGTCCACGCTACCTGGCGCGAGACCTGAGCGGCGAGCTCTACCTCGTCCATGCCTGCGGACGGGTGAACGGTGATCGGCACGGTGGGCCCGCTCTGTCCAGCCTTCATCATCGCAATGAGCTTACGCTCGGCCGCCGTGAAGCCATCCTTGTCGAGCGGCGTCACGCGCTCGGCGCGCCCTGCCTCAGCGATCTGTGCAATCGTGCCACCCGGCGACGGCGAGACAACACCGCCGAGCGCGAGCCGGATCGGGCTGATGTTCGGCAGGTCGAACGACGGGGTGGTGATCGTCGGCAGGGTGACGGGTCCGACCTTCCAGCCGCCGACGCTGAAGGACGGGAAGCTGAGGTTGTTCCACACGCTGATGATCGCATTGATCGCTCCGACGAACGCCGTGCGAATGCCGTTCCACATGCCCGACGCCGCGGTCGCAATCCGGCTCGGCAGCCCGGTGAAGAACGGGATGACCGTGTTCGTGAAGTACCCGGTGATCGTTCCCCACGCTGTACGGAGGTGGTCGCCGAGCCAGCTGAAGATCCCGCTAGCGGCCGAGATGATCCGACCAGGCAGGTGGGCCCAGAACGACACGTATCCGGTAACGAGCCCGACAAGGACGTTCCAGGCGGTTGTGAGCTTGTCCGTGATCCACGTCCAGATGCCAGACGCGACAGACGCAAACCGGGCCGGCAGCCCGGTGATGAACGATGTGATTGTGTTGAACGTGGTGACGATCCAGTCCTTGACCTTGGTCGCACCGGCCTTGATCTGGTCCCAGTGATCGATGATGAACTTGACCGCGAGCCCGAACGGGCCGGTGATGATCGCGAGCAGCAGAGGCCAGTTGCTGCTGATCCACTGCCACACGGCCTTGGCGGCGTCGATGATCCAGTTGAACGCCGCAACCACATCCTTGAGCGCATTGTTGACGAAGTCTCGGAACCAGCCGATCTTGTTGTAGGCCAGGATGATAGCCGCGATGAGCAGTCCGATTCCGATGACGATAAGGACGATGGGGTTGAGCGCCATGACCGCGTTGAACGCTGCCTGCACGCCTTCCCAGATTGCTGTAGCAGCCGCTGCGATCTTCTGCTGGAGACCGAAGTTCTTGACCGCGCCGATCGCGTCGGTGATCTTTCCCTTGACCTTGTCAAAGCCCTTGGCGAGAGGCTCGAGGCTCATGGACCCGGCGTCTCCGCCGCTCTTGACGCGGTCCAGCAGTGTGCCAAACCCTGTCTTTAGCTTCGGAACCACGCTGTTAGCCATTGGGATGAGCTTGTCCGAAGCCTTCTTGGCAACGCCGCCAAAGGTCCCCATGAGGCCTGTCGCCTCGTCTGCTGCGGCGCCCACATCGCGGACGCCCTTGGCGAAGTTCGAGATGCCCTTTGCCGTTGTGATGATCGGCGCGGCTACCTTGGTTGCAACCTTGATGCCGATGCCCGCCGCCGCCACCGACGCAGTGATGTCAGCGAGCGGCCCGCGGATGGCCTTGAATGCGTCCGAGCCTGCGATCCTGTCGAGGATCGTGAGAACGGTGTCAAGCGCTCCAACGAACTTGTCGATGATGCCGGACCCGAAGACCTGGTCGAGGACGGGTCCAAGCTTCCCAAGTATCTCCGAGAACTGCGGAGCCAGGTCAATGAGCTGGTTGACGATCTTGGTCAGGGGCGGGAGCACGCTCTTGTCGAGCGAGTCAGCCGTCTTGCCGATGGCCGGGTTAGCGCCCAGGTCGCCGAGCGCTGCGCCGAGGTGGGCGAAGAGCACGAGGATCTTCTCAACGTTCGTGACGATAGTCGAGAAGCTTGTCTTGAGGCCATTCTGCTCTTCGGTCGACTTCTTGAAGTCCGCCCAACGGCCGGTCACGTTCACGAGCCAGTCGATCAGCTGGTTGCCGGCGGGGCTGACAGCCTTGCCGAACGAGAACAGTCCGCTCGCAATGTTCTTGACGATCTGCCAGAGCTGACCGCCGACGATCCACGCCTGTGCCCAGAACTTGGTGAGGTCGCCGCTCTTGCGCGACGCCTGGATGAAGTCGTTGAACTTCCCAGCCGCGATGGCCATGTTCTTCGCGGTCCCCACGATGAACGGCGTGGCGGTGGCGGTGAGGGTGAGGAACGCCGAGATCAGCGGGGCGAGCGCCTTCCCGAGCTCCTTTAGGATCGAGACATTGCCGTCGGCAATAGTCTTGATGTCACCCATGCCCTGCGCGGATGAGATGACCTTGGCGATGTCGATGGCGATGTCACCGAGCGCACCGCCCGTGTCGCGGAGGATTCCCTCGAACAGCGGGAAGTCGTTCTTGACCAGCATCTGGATTGCGGTCGTAAGCTTTGGGAACAGCTGCTCGCCGGCGGCAGCCTTGAGCTTGTCAAGCTCCGGCTTGATGCTGGCCAGGTACTTCACGAACGCCTGCGCTGCCGGCGACAGCCCGGCCATTGCGGTCTTGAGCGCGTTGGCGCCTGCGGCGCCGCCGCCCATAGCCTTGTTCGCCTGCTCGGCTGCGATCTTCTGCTGAAGCAGAACCTCGGTCAGGTTGCGCGCCGCGTCGACCTGTTGCTGCTGCGCCGAGACAACGTTCTTCTTTGCCTTGACGACGGTGTCCGAGCCCTCGACCCCTGCCTTGTTAGCCTTGTTGGCTTCCTTGGTCAGGTCCTGGTTCTTCTCGACAGCCTGCTTGTAGTTCAGCTGAGCCTGGTCGTAGGCGAGCTGAGCTTCCTGGCGTAGCCGGTTGTCAGGCGGCAGCTCGGACACGAGGGCGAGCTTCTCGCGAGCCTTCTGAAGCGCGATGTTCGCCGTGCCCTCGTCGATGACGCTCTGCTGGAGCGACTCGTTGATGTCTCGGATGTCCTTCTTGGCCTGCTCGCGTGCGGCAGCCAGGTCCTTCTCGGACTGAAGGACGCCCTCGTTCGCGGACTTCACGGCGCGCTGCGCGTTGCTGAGCGCGTCCTGCTGCTGCATGAGCGTGAGCAGCTTCTGCGCTGCCGATACGGCCGATCCGCCAATGCCGCTCTTACCGCCGATGCCCGAGGCCGTCTTGGCCATCTGCGAGTTCTGCGCGCTCAGTGCCTTGCCGACGCCGCTGAATGCGAGCTTGAACGTGAGGAATGCCTGTGCGGCGAGCGTCAGGCCTTGCGCGGCAAAGGCGCCTAGCGCCGCGGTAGCTGGCCCTGCCGCTGAGACGACAGCGAGCAGCCCGCTGACAAGAGCGGACAGGCCGCCGACCGCAACCGAGATGGCCGAGCCCAGGAACAGTAGCTTTCCCGCGAGCTGGACAACGCCGATGACGCCCTTGGCTAGCCCGTCGGCAAAGGACTTGCCGGCCTTGTTGCCGACGTTCCCCATCCCGCCGCTGCCGTTGACTTCCTTCTCGACGGCTTGGACGGCGTCACGGCCGACGTTCTCGAGCTCCGGGACAACCTCAGAGCCGATGTCAGCAAGTCCTGTGGAAACCGAGTCCTTGACGGACGCGGTGAAGCCGTCGCCGAGGATGGCGCCCTCACGGATGCCGATGTCACCGGGGTCCATCGCGTCCTGTAGGACGGTCCCCAGGTGGCCGTGGATTCCTTCGGCGAAGCTGTTGCCAAAGCTCTGGCTGTAGCGTCGCCCGTGCTCGGCGCCGATCTTGTCGAAGTTGATTCCGGCGTCGTTGACCGCGCTCTCGATGTCCTTGCGCAGCTGGGTGGTGATGGCACGGACGACCACATAGGCTTCACCTACGATCGCCACGTGCCGTCACCGCCCTTGTACACCGGTCTCGTACGTACCACTTTAGGCGGTCGCTTACCCCAGAGGGGCGCCGAGCGATGCAGTCGGGTCGAACGGCTTGACGTATCGAGCCATTTCCTCGGGCGTCGCGTCGTCGGGGACTGCCGGGACATACTGAACTTCTCGGCCAGGAGAGGTCGAGTAGTTCTCCTCGTCGACCCACTCGTCGCCAGCGTAGATCTTGCGGCCGCGACCGAACGCTCCGGTCTTCAGCATGCGATCGAGCTTTGACCGGACGAGCTCGCGGGCTTCGTGCTCTTCCTTCTCGACGACGGCTTCCGTGGAGACCATCGACTGAATGACGTTGAGCGCTCGGTCTACTGGTAGCTCGGTGAGGTCGACGCCGGCGAGTAGGGCAGCGCCGTCGATGTAGGGCCAGCGATCGAGGGCCCAGGAGACGAGCTCGAGGACCCCGGCGTAGGGCGCTTCGTGTACTCGCTCACCATCCACCCGACGATCTCGGTCAGCTGCTCAATCGACACGATAGTGTCCGGGTCGTTGATGAGCTTCTCGAAACGCTCCCACGATTCGGGAGCGAGCACGCGCTGGTAGAACGACATGAGAGCCGCAGAAGCCTGGCCGCCGTCTCCGGAGTCAGCCTGAGAGACGAAGTGGAGAAGGTACGCGCCCTGGATCGCAGGCGCGGCGGTGAACGCCTGGCCGTGAAGGGTGAACGTCACCGGTTCGTTTGCAACGGGCTCGGAGCCGAAGTCCTTGTGTCGTGTCATCGTTGGGGTCTCTCCATCATGTGTCGGTTAGGACGTGCTCATTGCTACTTCGAGTGCGCGCTTCAGGTACCAGTTGGCACGAGTGCCTGGGTGCTTGACTACTGTAGCAAACACGTGGCCGTTTCTGGTGTTGAAGCTGAGCATTCCGCCGCCCTTGGCCCGAATGATGTGAGGGCGCGTTCCGGTGTGGTGCATGAGCGAGTAGTTGAGACGCGAGCCGATACGCACGTACGGAGCGCCGCCGGCGCCGTACTGGGTGGGCCAGACGCGAATGCTCTCGGCGAGTCGGCCGGTCTGCTTGCCAACGCGAAGCTTGGCGAGCTGACTTGTCTGGTTTGCCTTGCGACGCATGTGCCGGACGACGGGCGAGCCGTCGCCCTGGTAGAGCGACATGATGCCGATCTCGTTGGGCACGAAGACGATGTCCTTAGCCATCACGGCACCGCCATCGTCAGGGTGAGCACTGGACCGTCGTAGCCGCCCTGCGGCTCAGCCGAGACGACATCCGCAATGACGCCGAGGCCAAACTCGTCTAGAGCCGCAAGCGAGCGCATGAGCGCCCAGGCGTCGGTGACCTGCGCGAGCACCGAGTTGGTCGCGTCTTCTGGCTTTGGCGGGTTGCCGCTCATGTCGCCGAGCGGGATGGCGCGTAGGACTTGCACGGCCACGACGGCGGTGATCGGCCCGTCGCATCGCTGGGGCGTCTGCGCCTGGGCGCCGGGAAGCCCGTAGTACATCTGGATGAGCGACACGGTGAGCTGCTCACAGTCGTACGGCGGCAGGCCCATCGTGATGATGCGACGTGCGGGAATGTCGATCTCGTACGACTCGAAGGTCGCAATGATCGTGTCCCGTAGGTTGACGAGGAACGCGGCGAGTCGCTGGTAGTCCTCTACGTCGCGGTAGTCAGCCATGACTACTCGTCGTCAGCGTCCGAGTCGCCCTCAGCGTCGTCAGTCTCGAGGAGCTGCTCGAGCTCGTGCACGAGTCCCTTGCGCGAGTTCTTGCTCTCGTGCTCAGCGTCGAGCGCGGCCTGAGCCTTCTCGAGGTCGTCGCCGACCCACTCGAGGATCTCGGGAACGGTGCCCTTCGGGACCTCAATGGCCTCAGGCGCGGCGGGAGCTGCGGGTGCGGGTGTCTGGGCGGCTGCGGGCGCAGCGACCTTCTCGGCGGGCTCTACGGCGTTCGACTTGTGGCCGGAGATGAGCGGGCCGAACGGATTGCGAGCGAGCGTCACGATAGCCTCCTAGAACGTAGTTACACAGTACCAGGCGTGCGGCGCGTAATGCCGCAGTCCCGTCAGTCCCAGTAGCCTTCGAACCCGACCAGGTACGTGATGACGCCTGTAGTGGTCACGGTCCCGAAGTTCTTGAGGACAACCGCGATGAACTCGCCGGGGTTCACGACGATGGGCGTCGAGAACTTGAAGTCCAGCGGCGACCCTGTGACGCCGACAGCTGCTGTTGCGGGGTACGCTGCGTCGATGCCCAGCGGGATACGTCGCGCGGCCTTGGCGTTGATGGCCTCAGCTGTCGCAATCGAGACCGCCGTGTGGCCGTAAGCAAGCGAGATCGCGTAGACCAGCGGACCACCCGCGAGCACTGTCGTGATGGTCCCCTGCATTCGGAGACCGGTGATGACCAGTTGACGCGGCATCTGCGTGGCCGAGCCTGCCGGGTTCTGGTACGAGCAGAGGATGCCGTCGGTTCCGGCTGCCAGGGTCGGCAGGACAGAGAACTGACCGCCCAGGCCGGAGCCCGCAGCAGCAGTGGTGTTGGTCAGTGCGGCACCGGCGCCTGCGGCAAGGCTGTTCGTGTAGAGCGCCGTGCTGCCGAGCGTGCCGCCGTCCTGGCCCTGCGACGAGTGCATCCCGCGAAGCGCGGCCACGTGGGTGTTCAGCTTGTTGGTCATGTCATCGGAGTTCCAGACAGTGACATCCGAGAACTTGATGCTGACAGCTGCCGATGCGGCACCGGGCTGGTTCAGCTGGAGTGTGAACGGGACTGCGCCGGTGGAGAACGGCTGGCCGTTAGCGACCGGGGTCTCCATTGCGGCAAGCAGAGTCCAGACGTTGTCCACGCCCGAGTACCAGAACTCGGTCTCGCCCTGGCTCACGCGAACGCTGAGTCCGATGTTGGTGTTGATCGGGATGTTGGCCGCCGGGAGTAGAAGCCCTGACACGGTCTCTGTGCCGTTGTAGTTCAGGACGCCATAGAGACCTGAGCTGTTGACGCGGAAGTACACGCCGTCCGTGGGCGTGTACGGCGCAGCACCGACGTTCGCTGCTGCAAAGCCAATGTTGGCTGTCCAGTTGGACGGGGGTGCTGCGGAGATAAGCGTCATCGCTTCGAACGCCATGATGGTCTGCCCAGTCAGCGGGAAGACACGCCATGTCTGATAGATCTGGCTCGAGGCGGCCGTGGTCACGAGGCTGTTGTTGAACGAGACGTAGCCAGACGCTAGGCCCAGGGTGAAGGTAGTCGCCGCGGAACGCCACTTGGTGGTGTTCTGTGCGGTGGACGAGAAGGACTCGTCGAAGATCACCTGATCGCTCGAGACCTGGAGTCGGCGGAAGCGCGACGCCCGCAGCGTTCGCATGACGCGGGTGCCAGAGATTGCGCCGCTGTCTAGCTCTGCCACCATGGCGGCGAAGCCGGACTTGGTCGCGTCGCGCTGAAGCGCTACCGCCAGCTCGTGGTCGGTAGTGACATCGGCCTTTCCCGCGGTGCTGCTACCGCCATCGATGACTGCCATTGCCGTACTCCTCAACTAGCCTGGTAGTAGATCTTACGCTTGCCCACGACCGGGCCGGGTAGCGCTCGTGCGATGACGGTCAGGTTTCCGGTCCCTGCTCGAGCTGTCAGAATGAGGCTGTCCCAGGCCGCGTCATCGCTCACTCGTCCTGTTGCCGTGTTGCCGGACTCGTACGCGATGATATGCTTGGTCCCGTCAACACCGGCGTCGGTGATCACGAATGTCGCGTCATAGACCGGCGCTGTCCCGAAGTCCACTTCAACTTCAGTCAGTGTGAGCGTTCCCGCCGGGCCTGCCGGCCCAGTCGAGCCCGTTGCTCCGGTAGGACCTGCGGGGCCAACAAGGCTGGCGAGCCACGCTGCTTCTGACCCAACAAACCCGCTAGCGACAGCCACCGCGTATGCGGAATCGCCCTGGGGGCCCGTGGATCCTGCAGGGCCTGCCGGCCCAGTCGAGCCCGTCGGGCCCTGGGTGCCCTGGCGGATGATGCCGACGGCGAGGTTGCCGTTGTTGGAGAAGCCCGTGGTGCCGGTTCCTCCGGAGGCATTGAGACTGACCGTGAGCGTCCAGTAGGTGGTGTTGTTCGCGGACGCCGAGATCAGCCAGTCCTGGTAGTTCGCCGAGTTGGACTTGTCCTGGAGGTAGATCCGGTCGCCCGATCGCAGAGTCGCCAGTCCGACGGTGATGTCGAGGCTGTCCTGGGAGATCAGGTCGATGTTGATCGCTGTCGCCGCGACCTGGCTGGCGTTGTTCCATAGCAGGTAGCCGGCCGTGGGGTCGCCCGAGGTCGACGACGTCTTCGCCTTGTAGGTGAACACCGACGTCGAGCCGCCGGTGGGACCGGTCGGGCCGGTCGGGCCGGTCGGGCCGGTCGGGCCGGCGACGGTGGAGTCCGCCCCCGCGGGTCCGGTCGATCCAGTCGGTCCTGCCGGTCCTGTCGGTCCCGTCGGGCCTGTGGGGCCAACAAGGCTAGCGAGCCAAGCAGACTCTGAACCAACAAATCCGGCAGCCACCGCGACTGCGTACGCCGAGTCTCCCTGCGGGCCCGTGGATCCTGCCGGGCCAGTCGACCCTGCCGGCCCGGTAGATCCGGTAGGACCTGCCGGCCCGGTAGATCCGGTCGCGCCCGTGGACCCGGTAGCTCCCACGAGGCTGGCAAGCCAATCAGACTGTGAACCAACAAACCCGCTAGCGACAGCCACCGCGTATGCGGAATCGCCCTGGGGTCCGGTCGATCCAGTCGGTCCGGTAGGCCCGGTAGGCCCGGTAGGACCTGCGGGGCCAGTCGCACCGGTAGTTCCGGTCGGGCCCTGGATTCCCTGGATCCCTTGCGGCCCGGTCGAGCCGGTAGCACCGTCAGCGCCCGTTGCACCAGTCGGCCCTATGGGTCCCGGGTCTCCGGTGTCGCCCTTCGGGCCTTGCGCTCCGGTTGGCCCTGTTGCGCCTGTGGGCCCTGTCGGGCCAGCGCTTCCAGTCGCGCCTGTCGGCCCTGCCGGACCTGACGAGCCGATGGACGTGAACAGCGACCACCGCGAAGGAGACGCTGTCGGGCTCGTGTTGGTGTTCGCAACGATGCAGACGTAGCTGGATCCGTTGAAGGACACAGCATCGTCTACAGCATAGAGCGTGAAGCCACCCGTGTCGAACGCGCCCATCCAGTTGACGCCCTTGGCGCCCTGCGCTCCGGGCGCTCCGTCCGCTCCAGGGACTCCCTGCGGCCCCGTGTCTCCCTGCGGACCGCGGTCTCCCGTGTCGCCCTTCGGCCCGGGAACTGTAGACGCTGCTCCCGTATCGCCCTTGGGCCCGTCAAAGCCGCGAGGCCCCTGCTCGCCCTGCGGGCCAGGAACAGTGGAGGCAGCGCCAGTGTCGCCCTTAAGCCCGATTGGACCGCGCGGCCCTGCAGGGCCCTGCTGCCCCATGACCCCCTGCGGGCCCTGAATCCCCTGCGGCCCTTGCGGGCCCTGCTCGCCAACCAGCCCGTTCAAGGCGTTGACGGCGTCTTCTACCGTCAGGAACGCCTCACGTAGAAGCTCGTGGTCGCTGGTGTGCTGGACATCGCCCAGCACGCGAGTCGGAGGAAGCTCGAGGTCCATCGAGTCCCCTCCTAGTAGCCGTCGTTGTACGGGTCGACGTAGGGCGTCGGCGTTCCGCGACGGATCCGCTTGCCGGTCGGAAGGTCGGGGCTGAAGACCTTCGAGCGCTTGAGCGCCTTAGCCGGGTTCACGGTCTTGAGGAAGAGGTCGATCGTGTACATGCCGGTGCGGCCATCGGCCATGAACTCGTGCGGGTCGAGGAGTGTCCACGACACGCCCTGGCGAGTCATCTGCGTGATGCGGTTGGGCAGCTTGCATCGGTTGTCACCGGACATGGACCACATGATGTTGTTGGCGAGTTCGACGCACGCGGCCTTTGCCATCGCGTTCGGCTTCTCGCCATACGTGTACTTCACGGCCAGGTCCTTGCCGAGGGCCCAGCCCTTGCCGCCGATCGGCTTAAGCATTCGCGACCCAATCAGCTCATACTCGATTGGGTCGACGAGTACGCGTTCGTTCTCGTAGTTCACGAGGTACACGGAGATGACCTGGTGGACAGGCCCGCCGCGTAGCAGGATCGTTCGGCAGTCAAGGTCGCCGCGAAGCGCGGTGCAGTTGATGCCGTTGATCCACACGTGAGTGAGAGCGAAGGACAGCTCAGCAGACATGCGGTAGTGCCTGCGGCACGCGGCGTAGTAGCGCTCGACTACTTCGTGCACGCCGCCGAAACGCTGTCCGGCTAGCTGGTACAGGACATTCGACGCGAACTCGATTGCAACATCGGCGTTCGGGTCGGTTGGGTCTGCCAGGTCAAACGAGGAGACCCAGGGGGCAACCGTCATGTCAGCTGCCTCCTGGGTCTCGTCGCGTGTGAGTTGTGATCGCCTCGGCGCTTACGAGCCGAAGGTGTAGAAGCCGCGCTTGCCGCCGCCCGCGAGGGTCGGGTAGCTCGAACGGCGCGCGTACTGGTACGGACGGTCCGAGGTCCAGAGCCAGGCGTTGGTCACGAGCGCCGTACCGGTCGCCGACGCGGAGACCACGTCGGCCGCCGTCTTGGCGTAGGTGAACGTCGTCGTGGTCGGCGTGCTCAGGATGGTGAAGGTGCCGTTGAACGTGGAGTCCACGCCCGAGATGTTCACCGTGTCGCCGACGTTGAACCCGTGAGCCGCGCTTGTGGTGAGGGTGGCAACGTTGGACGTGAGCGCCTTGTTCGAGACGGTCTTGCCAGCCGGCCCGGGAGCGTTGTTCACGAAGTTCGCGTTGCCGATGCCCTGGCCGGTGAAGACGTTGGCGAGCTGCCCGTTCTCGATCACGCGGTCGCCGCTGGCGCGGACCTTGACGTGCGGGAACAGCCAGTGCCAGTACGGGTCGACCGACGCCTTGCCGCCGTTGGTGACGGCGAGCGACCAGACCTCGATCGCAACGCCGTTCGGCGTGGCGTCCTGGCCGACCTGCGGGGAGGCGTAGCCGACCACGTCCGTGGCGCCCAGGCCTGTTCCACCACGGAGGAGCGTGTCGCCGCCGGCGAGGAGCTTCGTGAGCTCCGGGTCCGGGTCGCACACGTCGATTTCCATGGTGATGCGCTTGAGGGTGTCTGCGGCCTTGTAGGTCACGCAGATCTCGCCGGCCGCGTTCTTCTCGAGGATTTCCTGGCCGTCCTCGAACTCCACCGTGAAGGACGCCTTCATGAAGGCGTTGGTGATGTACGAGGTCTTGAGCGTGCCAGACGGGTCAGAAAGCGGCGTGCCCAGCGCATCCAGCGCAGTCACTCGCATCATGACGCCCTGTACGCTCGCCGCGTAGTCGTTGCTCATGGAACTTCTCCTTGGTGACGGTCGTTACAGGGTCACGTGAATGGCGTACGTGCAGCAGCCCGACCACGAGGCGGCACCGAAGCGCTCAGCCCTGACCGAGATGTTGTTGATGCTGGTGTCGAACGCGTTGTTGAGACGCTCGCCCTTCTCGGGGAAGGTCTGCATCTCGCCAAGTCGAACAGCCACGGGGCCAGTCGCGTAGAGCCAGCTCGTGCCTGCGCCCGGGGCTACTCCCGCGGGAGAGGTTCCCGGATACCCAGCGCCTGCGATCACCATGTTGCCGAGCGGGGTGAGCAGCACGTCGCCGCTGTCGCCGCCCTTGTCCATGAAGACGATGATCGATGAGATGGCGCCACGGGTTCCGTGGATGGTCCCGTTGTACCCGCCGGCGCACGAGCCGATTGCTTCTTCCAGCATTGCGAGCCCGGTCTTTGCGGTCACGGGACCGCCTGCCGGAGTGAGGTCAGTTGTTCCCGGCGTCGCCAGGTGCTGATTGCCCCAGCCCGAGATGGTGGACAGGTTGCCAGTCCAGAACTCGTGCTCGAGGGCCTTCTGAGAAGCCTTGTCGAGCGTGTCCTCAAGCCGCTTCCGGAGCTCTTCGAGCGTGTGGCCGATGGTCGAGATCTTGTCCTCGACGTCGATCACTGCCGGGGTGCAGTTGATGTAGTTCTGCGTGAGGTCGCCTGCCCACACCGTGTCGGTGTTGGAGTCGTTCAGCTGGTCGACGTTGCGGATGGTCGACCGGCAGAGGTGGTTCGTGAATGCGAACCCGCCCTGCCAGTGATCGTCCGTCTCCTTGACGAGAGTCCCCGAGTTCACTAGCCCGAAGGATGCGGCAGACGTTACCGGCGGCGCTACCGGGTGGTAAAGCTGCGGCATGTCTTCCTCCTACGGACCGTGAACTCGGGGACTCAGCGTCTAGAGCGGGTTGACTACGCGATCGCGGTGGTGTCGACCAGGGCGCTCGCGTTGCCGTTCTCGGCGATGGTCGAGGTGATCGCGAGGGACTCGATGCCGACCTTGGCAACGGCCTCGAAGGTCTCCACGAACATCTGGTAGTCGTTCGTCCCGTTGAGGGTCGAGTCGCGGACCAGACCGAGGTCGAGCGTGCCGCCGTCGAGGAAGAGGAACGTGCCCTCGGCGAACAGGTACCAGACCAGGGTGTGCGGGAAGTCGACCAGGGCGCCGGCGCTCTGGGCACCGATGATCTGGCCGCTCACGCCGTCCATCGTCCACGTCGCGGAGATGTTGCGCGTCGAGAGGTAGCCCTCGATCGTGCTGTCCGCGAGGTTGAACGTGACGTCCTGACCGTCACCAGGCATCTGCATGGTGAGGTCGGCGCGGAGCAGGTTCTTCGCCCACGCCGGCGCGATGACTCGCAGCGGGAAGTCCGCGTTGAGGCGGTGACGGTTGCGGTACGCAGCCGCGGCCTTGTCGACCTGGACCAGCCAGTCGCGAGCCGCGCCCAGGACCTTGGCCGCCGTGACCGCGGTGGACAGCGCGCCCACGCGGGTCAGGAGCCGGGTCTCGGCGAAGCGAGCGTGCTGGATGAGGCCGAGCTCGTTCTGACGGGCGACGAGCTCGGGGTACGCCCGCGAGCCCATGTTGCCGAAGGTCAGGCAGAGCGTGATCGCGTCGAGCGTCACGTCGACCGCCGAGCCAGCCGCGACGCGGAGGCAGGGCTTGACCGGGTCGGGAGCACCCGCGGTCGCCGCGTCGATGTCGTCCTGCACGGTCCACAGAGCGACCGCGCCGCTCAGGTCCGTCAGCACCGGCGGGGTGATGTAGCGGATACCGCCGCGGTCCGCGGTGAAGGGCGACAGCGCGTCCTTCACGGGGCGGTCAGCGACGCCGAAGCCGAAGAGGTCGTAGCGGACCTCGAGCGGGGCGGCGATGCCGCCGGCAGCGGTGATGGCCTGAGGAGCGAGCACGCTCTCGACCTTCGCCGAGTTGCCCTCCAGGTCGTTGGCGCGCAGGTGGCGGCCCTCCGGGAAGGAGGCAACGAGCGTCGCCACGGTGTGCTGCTCGCCGTCGCCGCCCTGTACACGACGCATCGTGTGCATGCGGTTGACCATGGCCTCGGAAACCTGAGCCATGTTCTCGAACGGCGAACCCGCGGAGATGCCGGGGATGTCGGCGCCTGCGGTGATGGAGACGGGGACGGCGGTAGTCGCCGCGCGTGCCCGGGGACGGCGGTCAGCCGGCGGCTGGACCTCGCCCGAGGCCTGAGCGTCGAGGTTGTCGCCGTTGACGGATGCGGTCACGGTGTCCTCCGGGTCAGAGCTGGATGTGTTGTCGGTGTCCTCGACGCTGGCGGTGACGCCCTCGCCGTCTGGAGCTGTCTCGGTCTCGGCCTCGGCGGCAGGCGCCTCGTCCACGACCTCGGCGGAAGCCTCGATGGCCTCCGGTGCGTCGGCCTCGGCGGGCGCCTCGTCGGCGACCTCCGCGTCCTCGGCGCTTGCGGTGACGACCTCGTCGGCCGTCTCGATGCTCTCGTCTGCCGAGAAGGCCGGAGCCTTCTTCTGGTTCTCGTCGTCGACTACGTCGGCGGGAGTCTCAGCGTCAGCGCCATCGCCGTCAGCCGGCGGGGCGTCTGCGGGAACGGCGTCCGGCACGGGAGCGTCGGCGGGGGCCGCGGGAACCGCGTCCTGAGCGTCGGGGCCCATGCTGTCGTCATCTACCGGCGGGATGCCAGTGTCGACGGGAGCGTCGGTGGGGGCGTCGGCCGGAGCCGCGTCCGTGGAGGGCGGAACATCCTGGGCGCCACGCACCCGGGAAGCCAGCTCCTCGTGTGTCTTGACCAGCGCAGCAGCAGCCTGTGTACGGCCAGTAGTCTCGCCGCGGACCGCGTCGATCGCGTCCGCCAGCTCCGACATGGTCGCAATGGTCTCCTGCGTTGGGTCATTCTTCTCGACCGTCTCGAACTCCGAGAGGATCTGACCCTCTAGGGTGCTGAGCTCGTCGTCAGACAGCTCGGGGAGACGATTGAGCATCGCGCGGATCTGGTCCATGCGTAATGCCCTCCGGTGAAGCGACGAACGTTGTTGCCCGTCGTTGCGGGTAGTAACGTCGTTGCCGTCTTGGAGGGGCTCCAGGTGGACACCTCGGAGGCACTCAACATCATCGTATACCGAACAATGCGGGGTCCTGTATTAGCGACCCCGCATTGTGTTCCGTTTGGGTGGAGCTTAGCGAACGTCGAGCGCTGCGGTTCCCCACCAGGTGGTGCCGTCAACGCAGCGGAACTCGACGTAGTCGACCTTCGCGCCAGTGGTCGACAGGGTGGGAGCAGCGCCGCCCACCCACTTGGCCGATGCGGGCCAGGTGACGAGGCGCGAACCGGTTGCGTCCTGCTTGAGGCGGAGCGTGAAGCTCTTGCCTGCCGTTGCAGCCGGGAACGTGAGCGTGCACGCGCCCGTCAGCGTGATGTCGTTGTAGCGAGCAGTGCTCGGGTCCGGGACGGTCTGCGCGGCGCCGGACGCGGCGACCACGTTGACCTTCTCGGTTGCCTTGCGGTACTGCGGGTACGGGTTGAACGACGAGTCGTTGGGGTCGATCACGTCCACGAGGTTGTGGCCGATCGAGCCCGGGAACGTCGCGTTCTTGACATCGACGCGGTAGCGACCAGCGCTGTTCACCGCGAACGACACATTGTTGGAGCCGTCGAGCGAAACGGCGGTGGCGAGCGAGACGGCCTGGCCGTCCCAGGTGAGGACGGTTACCTCAGAGGTACCGGCCGGGACGGGGTTGACGGTCAGCGGACCGACTGAGATAGCCATGAGACTTCCTTACGGTGTGGGGATCTGCGGCTGCAGCGGTCGCTGCATCGCGTCTGGTGTCACGATGTACCGCATCGCCTCAGCGAGCCACGCGGCGATCTCTTGCGGGCTTACCGCGCCGGCCTGGCCGGTAGCACGCTCGAGCTTCTTAAGGAGCTGCTTTGCTCCAGGGTCGACGCTCGTCTTGAGCTGCTCGATGACGTAGTTCGTCGTGTCCTCAGCGGGCTTGGTGAGGATGTGGTCCTCAACCGGCGGAGCGTCAGGCGTAGTCGTCACTGTGTGCGTGAGCGCATCGACAGCCTGCGTCAGGCGGGCGTGCTGCTCGGGCGAGTCCGCCTTGCCGATCAGGTCATTGAGCTTGGCGATAGCGCCGTGCCCTAGCTCCTTGGCCTGAGTGTTGTTCCCGGCGTCCTGCGCGTCAGCCGCCTTGGCGACCTCGGCTACGACTCCGCTTGCTCCGGGGTCACTGGAGTGGAGGAGTCCGGTGAGATGAAAGAGGACATCGCGAAACTGCCCATGGTCATCACGCGGGTGAAGCGCTTCCTTCCAGTCCCCTTCGGGAACGTGAAGCGGAGGAGCTTCGGCGAGACCGACTCGAGCGACGAGCGCCTCGCGCTGTGCGAGTAGCTCAGCCTTGCGCTCGTCCTTGGTCTTGCCCATGACGCGGGTCGAGAGCTCGGCAGCCTTGGCAGACAGCGCCGCGACTCGTTCGTTGCGGATCGGCTCGACGCGAGATGCGAGCATCGCCTTAGCGGTAGCCAGGTCGCCGGCCGCGAGAGCCGCGGTGACAGCCGCCTTGTTCAGCGAAGCGTTGAGGAACCAGCGCCACTTCTGGTGCATGTCCTG